TTGCTGTCGCTAGTTGATTTTGCATTTGTGTAAAGTCGACGTCTGATACGTCTCCGTATTGTGGGTTTGCGTTTGTTTGTGGCATAATTCCTGTTTCCATAAATTGTGCCAGGATCTTATTAATATCACACGTGTCTGTGTGATGTTGTTCTGTTAAGCCATCAGTAAATGATTGGCTATAGTCTTCGTTGCCTAGATTATAGGCTGAACGAAATGTGTTTTTTGTTACGCCAGTAGCTTTTCTTTTGGTTGTCATAGTGATAGTCCTGTTAGTGCTGATTGAAATACTTTAGTTTTTCTATTTTTTTGGCTTTGTCTTATGCCTCTAGATGAGCCACGACCAGGACTCCTAAGAGAACGGGTAGTACGCTTGTACCTAGTTTGTAAACCAGGAACGTCACTGCCAAGTTTAGCAATGACAGTTTTATCTTTTGCGTCTTTTGCACTGTTTACCTCCTCTTGTAATGCTTTTTGTAAAGCAATTGCAGCTTGCCAAGGTATTGATTTACCTTCTGCAGTAATAGCTTCATATTTTGCTTTCTTTGCGCTATTAGCAGTTAAAGCTGTTGTTGCTGCTGATTGTGCAGCTGATACTGCCGATGCAGCTTGATTGACCATTGGAGCCATTGCTCCTCCAGGTGAACTAGCTTCTTTAGTACCAGCTAATATTGGATTTATTCCGGCCTTTTTTAAATCCGCCATTCGGCGTTGTACGGCCGTGTTGGACATTTCTCTTTGAAAGTCCATTTGTTGCTGCGCTTGTTGTGCAGATGCAACGTTTTGTTTTTTTGCCCCTTTGTATCCAAAGAGGCCACCGATTGCACTGCCTATACCTGTAAAGAAATCACCCATTAGAAATGTGTTCCTCCAGGTATGCTGTTTACTGGCATTGGACGTGTGCACTTAAGTTTGAATAGCGAATCAAATATAAATTGAGGTTCGCTTGCTACCGCTAGTGTGCGTTGTACGTTTGTGTCTGTTACCTGTATCCATGAATCACCAAGTAATGGCAGGGCTGAATATTCCTGTGCATAATGCCATGATTCTAGTGTGCCTGTTGCGTTTGAACGGAATTTGCCAGTTATTGAACTTGGCTTGTATCTATATTCCGCATAACGCTCTTGATAGCCGAACGTTGTTTCGTCGGCTGCACTTCCTTGTGCGTAGATCTCTTTGTTTTTGACTGCTTGTTCGCCAATCGTTGAAAGCGTTGGCCAGTAGTAATCGTATATTGTTTCTCTACTAAACATTCTGTTCAGTCCTTGTTGGTATGTTAAATCTGTTCTTACAGATACCATACCTATTACTATTGTGTGTTCAGTGAAACTCTTTGTAAAAGAGTGGCCACTGAGTACAGTTGTTCCTATGGCCGATAAGTTACCTTGCGGTGTTGTTGCATCAGTTGACGATGTTTGAGCGACCGGTGAAATATTTACCGGTGAGCTTCCGCCCCCCAGATATTCTGGTCGTTGTAATCTAGCGTCTGGGCTAGTTACGTTGAAATGATTTTTAATTACTTCGATATATCTTGAACCGCCCCTTGCTTGTATTTCAAGAAATTTTTGTGTTGCGAATGCTAATCGAAGTTGATTAATTGTTGCTGATGTAGCTTCAGATAGATCGGCATAAAGACTGTGTTCTTCTGTTCCATCTTCTGAATATACGTTGACATAGTTTCCTGCTGAAGCTCCAGAAGATAATACACGGTATTTATCATCTGGAATTGACCATACAGATACATTATCTGTATCGGTAGTAGCACTTGTAGCTACTTTTGCTGATGTGCCTAATGGTATGGTTACGTCTGCGCCTTTTTGTGGCCATGGCAGACTTGACGTGAAGTAATCATGTTTTTTTCCTCTGTTTAATAATGCATACGTCGTAGCGTCTGCTCCAGAGGTTGTTAATATTGTTTTTGGTGCTTGCAGGTTCTCATCTCGGAACCAATCGTTCCAGACGAGCGTATATGCTCGGTGCCATAATGCACTGAATTCTAATCCTGCTA